TCTACAACTGATTGGTTGAAGTTGAAACCGTTAAGGTTGAATGCCATTGTACAGATACCCATTGAGGTTAACCATACGCAGACTACAGGGAATACTGCTAGGAAGAAGTGAAGACTTCTTGAGTTGTTGAAAGAAGCATACTGGAAGATAAGACGACCAAAGTAACCGTGTGCTGCTACAATGTTGTATGTTTCTTCTTCTTGTCCGAACTTGTAGCCGTAGTTTTGACTCTCGTTCTCTGTTGTCTCTCTGATTAGAGAAGATGTAACTAAAGAACCGTGCATTGCACTGAAGAGACTACCACCAAACATTCCTGCTACTCCTGCCATATGGAAAGGGTGCATTAGAATGTTGTGTTCTGCTTGGAACACGAACATAAAGTTGAACGTACCTGAGATACCTAGAGGCATTCCGTCTGAGAAAGATCCCTGACCGAAAGGATACACTAGGAATACAGCAAATGCTGCTGAAACTGGAGCAGAATATGCTACACAGATCCAAGGTCTCATTCCTAATCTGTAAGATAGTTCCCACTGTCTACCCATATAGGCAGAGATTCCGATAAGGAAGTGGAAAATAACTAACTGGTAAGGACCACCGTTATATAACCATTCATCTACTGTTGCTGCTTCCCAGATTGGGTAGAAGTGTAGACCTATAGCGTTTGATGAAGGAACAACTGCACCAGAGATGATGTTGTTACCGTACATAAAAGAACCCGCTACTGGTTCTCTGATTCCGTCGATATCGACTGGAGGTGCTGCGATGAAAGCAACGATGAAACACGCTGCTGCTGCAAGCAAACAGGGAATCATTAGGACACCAAACCAACCAACATATATTCTGTTGTTTGTTGATGTTACCCATTCACAGAACTCTGGCCATCCTTGTAGGAGACCACTCTCTCTGCGTGTTAAATTTGAGGTTGTCATTAGTAAGACGTTTGTAAGTAGGGCACCAAGGGTAGATGCGAAACTTATTTCCAGTAACCCCTCGCTACTGGATATTAAAGACGAAGTATTATACTGCCTACAGAGGTCTTGGTTGGGAGCAGTTTGTAGATAGGAGGGCGATACGTTCGAGTCCTTTCTAATGGATGCTATGTTAGCATCTCCGAGTATTTATATTACAAAATCTTTACACAAAAGTCAATAAGCATATATACCCAATCAAACTCTGACTATTATATCTCCATCCCCTTCATCTTCATCATCGTCATCATCTTCTAACTCTGCAATTCTATCTTGTAATGATTGATTTAGATGGTAGTCTCCGTTCTTATACTTCTTTATGAACTCTGGGTCAGGTGTAAAGTTTATACCCATCAGTTCATCACCATCCTTTACTTCTTTCATCTCTGGATGTGTCTTACCATATGCTTTCATAACAGACCCATAACTGTCTGACTTAGTATTTGCCATCGCACCCCAACCTTGAGACATCATTCTAAATGCTAGGACTCCTAACATTAACATTGCTCCTAGGTATGCGATTTCAATCATTGGATCCATTTGATTTCTTTTTTAATGATCGTAAGATCATCTTTGCATATATTATATCACTTTTATTATATAGTTTCTTACCCTGTTTTGCAAGTTTAATTAATTTCTTTGCTGATTTCTTTTGGTTCATCGTAGTATTCAATATAAAGTCTTGATAATTGACTCTCTAATATCTCACTACAATCGAATGCTAGTTGTAAATGATGACGTTTACTTATAATCCAATCAGCAAACTCATAATTGGAACAGTTTGTCTTCCACCTATTCAAAGCGGAGAGAATATTTCTTCTTGCTTCTAGTAAGTCAGTCATTTACAGCACGTATCTCTTTATAATATGGTACAAAGTTTTTGCTGAATGTGCAAATCTTTTCATAAAACTTTGCTTTATGTTCTGAAAGACCTGTATAGTTTGTGAGTGTAACCCACTTGTCTTTAGCAGTTTTCAGTTGTAGTTTAAATGTTTTCACATCTAGGAATCAATCAGAACTATTTATCAGCAAATGAAGACTTCTTCTTTGGACGTATAATAATTTGATTCTTATCATAGTCTGGAACGAACTCGATAGGGTCATTTGGTTTCCAACATAACTCCTCATAGAGAGAGTTTAGTTTTGACATATCATCCCAGAGGTGTTCTATCTGTTCAGAGAAGGGGTCAGTATCCCATAGTTCTTCGTCCTCAAACATAGATCTCCTTGATTGAAATAGTATTTATTCAATCTAACCTATGTCTTGTAATTTTTCAACAACTGTTTGCTTTTGTATAGGTGCTACGTCTTTGAGTCCTTCAATACTATACCAAGGTGCTGATTCCCAATCGAAACCGTCACCGAATGTATTGTCTGCGTTAGCAACGTACCAATGGCACGCAGCATCTGGTACATCAACTGCACACTTTTCCCAATCGTCAGACCATTGTGGTACTTGTACCCAGAGTGTCTCAGCATATGCTGTAGTAGACACTCCGAATAGGATTGCAAATGTAAGTGCCCAATAAAAAATGCGTGGCACTATTTTTAGTGGTATATAATTCTTCATATCATTCCTGCCATTCCTGCTGCTGTACCAACAACAATAAAAAATCCAAATTCTATTAGAGCATAGTATGGATTGTACATTAAATTTTTCATTCTTTTAGATTGAGGGATAAAGATAGACCTTGTAACAGATGTGTTACACGATTGTAGAGAATACAGGTAGACCAACTGTCGCTGTAAACCCTGTTAAGCATAGAAATGCTAAGATAGATCCTGCTTGAATCATTAGATTGCTCCGTAAACTGGTTGCATAATACCGCCACCTTGATCGTCGTCATCATCATTCCCATCGGTGGCACGAAGGAATAATTCCACAAATACGAGTGCCCCTATTGGGTAGAGACACCACATTATTGCTTGGAAAGGAGAGATCTCCACTTATACAAAACCTGGAATAAGTTGACCTGTGGTTAAGTAAGCACCGATTCCTGCGATGATACCTAGCATTGCTAGTCTACCATTGAGTCTTTCTGCTACTACCTTTTCTTTTTCGATTGGTTTTGGTGTTGTCATTAGAAAATACCTGGAATGATCTGTCCTGTGAATGTGTAAGCACCAACTGCTGCTACGAAACCTAGCATTGCTGCCCATCCGTTAAATCTTTCTGCTTCTGGAGTCATTAGTTTGTCCTCTTGTTGAATTGTGAATTGTGATTTGAATCTCATTAATAAAAACCTGGTATTATAAAACCAGTAAAACCGTAGTTGATTATAGCGATGCTAAAACCTAGCATTGCTAGTCTACCGTTTGTTTGTTCTGCGTTCTTCCAATAATTCATTAGAAGATACCTGGAATAATTTGTCCAGTAGTGATGTACGCACCGAGTAATGCAACGAATCCGATCATAGCCCAACGACCATTTACTTTTTCTGCATTCTGTGGGTATCCTTCGTAGTTAACTGTATCGTCAACGTAAGGAGTTGGTTCAACGGAGTAGATGTTTTGTCTTCCACCGCTTTCAGTAACTGTAGTCATTTGTAACTATGTTAAGAAGTGTAACAATAATATATAGCAAATGTTAAGTTTTGTCAAGCTTTAAATCCTGACAGAGTTACTGATTTTTTATGAGTGATATAATTTTTACTTATTAGTCGCTTGAATCTTCTTTATTTCGTCTGCTAAAACCTGTGCTTCATCAAAGTTTCCTTCACTAACAGATTGATGTAGTCTATCAACCAGAAGTTCTATATAATTTCCCAAGAAGTCCTGTTCCTCTAGAAAGTTAGTCATAGAAGTGCTCGAATGAACCTACTATATAGCAGACTTTTAGCACCCTGTCAATTAAAATAGTCTTTCCTGTAGTACCTTCCTAGTATATTACTGTTGTAGTATGCAGGAGATCCATCCTCTAGTTTGCTAGTAAGTACATTGTTTATGAACAACTGTCTTGTCTCTTCGTAGTTTGTCTTCCCTACTGTAGGGTGTACGGATAACAACTCACGTTTGAATAGTTCTTTACCTATGGTTTTAATGTCGGTAGTAAGTTCAGGACACGATCCATAGTATTTTTTCCAGTTACTTTCAGACGTAACTCTCCTACCTCCACCTCTAGGCTTTCGTTTTTGGACAAAGTATTTACGTCCGATGTATTGTTTATTAGTTTGTATGTTTGTAATCCTATAGACAAACCCGAAAGAATCACCAATATTCTCAGATAAAAAAGGTTGTTCTTGAAACATCCAAGGATTTTCATAATCAATCGCAGAGTTCGTCTTTGTCGCTTGTGTCACGGTAGGATAATGTACTACCACTACTTATACTCCAAGCATCTAGGTCACTATAGACCTCAGACTCAAGTTCATTTGTAATGTCCTTGAGTTGTTTGATGATCTCTTTCATTCGTTGTTTGTTCATAGTCCTGCCTGTAACGCTTTCCAATCCTCGTTGAATTTATCAAGACCTGTCTTGGTTAAGATATGTTCAAAGAGTTTTCCAAATACATCAAAGGGTATTGTACATACATTAGCACCAACACCAAAGGCATCAGGTACATCTTTAGGAGTACGAATAGATGCTGCAAGAATGTTTGTCTCTATGTTATGGATGTCATAGATGTTTCTTATACCTCTAATGAGATCCAAACCATCCCAGTATTGATCGTTGACACGTCCAATGAAAGGTGAGATATAAGTTGCTCCTGCTTTAGCAGCGAGGATTGCTTGTGCTTGTGAGAATACTAGAGTGACGTTAGTTGATATACCATCTGCTGAAAGGTCTCCACAAGCGATAAGACCCTCACGTGTGCAAGGTATTTTAATTGTAATGTTAGGTGAGATAGGTACATACTCGGATGCCATCTCCAACATCTCTTCTGCTGTATCACCAACTACTTCTGCTGAGATAGATGAATCCCAAGGAAATAAATCGGCAATTCTTTTTATAACTTCTTTAGGGTCTTGTCCCTGTTTCTTCATTAATGATGGGTTAGTTGTAACTCCATCAATCAAACCAGTCTCAACAGAGTGAGATATAAGATCTGGATCAGAACAATCAAGAAAGATTTTCATTGTACTGCTCCTAGGTTTTGTCATAATATTTAGAATAAAAAAGAGGGCTAATTGCCCTCTATTGTATCAAATTAAACTGTCTTTGTAAACAGTGTTAGTGATTGTATAAAAACTGAACTTCAGCGTATATGATCGATAAGAAAACCACAGATGCTCCTATGATTTCTAACGTAATTAGCATTTATTTGCTAAGTTCTTTCTCTAATTTTACACCACGGTAAACTAGATCGACCTTTGATTGTTGCTGAGTTTTGTTTCTATTGGTGTCATATACAACACCACGGTAAGTGACTTTTGCCATTGGGTTTCTCCAAAGTAGTAGGATGGTTTAATATCCGTTCCTTCAGTCAACTTTTGCGTCCGATGGAAAACATCCTGGATCAGTGTGTGCAACTACAACTCTTGTTAGTTCTAATCTCTCAGATCTATCAGGGTTTTTAGTTACGTTTTCTAATAGTTCAGCAGCGTGTTCACAATCAAGTGGTGCTCCTATTGCTATTAGACTGAGTAGTATGTGGTACATAGGATGAACGAATCCGTTCCGAGTCGGCTTACTTGCGTCCTATTATATACGCATCGCATTTACCTGACACCTTTGTCAAGAAATAATCTATAAGATACTCTTGAGCATCAGACCTGAGATTCTTATCGCTAAGTATCTCGATCCTGTTTTGGTTCCATTCTGAACAAGACATTTCCCAGTGGGAAGCATTGTGTTCAGCAAGGAGTGATGCCATTAGTGCGACTTCTATCATAGGATGAACGTAAAGGTATGTTAGCATACCCACACCTATTTAGCAACCTTAACCTTTCTTTTGTATTCTTTTATACTTCGGTTTACCTACCCTCTTCCCATTCTCATCTAAGAAATTTCTGGGTTCTCTGCGAAGGTCGTGCTTAAGTTTTCGGAGATACTTGAGGTGAAGTTGAAATTCACTACGCATCTTTTCTCATTATATTGAGGGTTACTGGATGCGTGATACTGCAATCCATCAAACAAAACGAATCTTCCTTGTCTTGGTTCGACCTTCTCTTGTATCTCTAACTTCTGTGATGTACCATCATACTTGTTCTTAAAGAAGTATGTTGCACCATCAGAGTCATTAACATAATAGAGTATTGTCCAATGAGGTTGATCAAAATCCACGTGTGGAGTGTGATACAGATGTTTTGTTTCCTTTCTAGTTAAAAGATTAATCTTGATACGTCTGAACTGACCAAACTCTATGTCATTATTTGCTACTATCCATTTCCATATTGGTTCTGTTATTCTTTCGTATGCAGTAGGAGATACAATAGAACCTAACGTGTCTATAACAGTGTGTTGAAATTGTATATCCTCACCCGAAAGTGAATCTTTAATACTTGTATTGAACTCTGTATCATACGAGGTTGTCTCACTCTGTAGATACCACGGCCAATATGGGTTATGTAATAGTCTTGCTTTGGTTGGTTCGGAGATGTTACTCGGTACCTGACCTATCAGAAATGTCATAATTAATTTCAAAGTTTGATAAACCTTCTACCTCAGACTTTGTTTCTATGATCTTAGGTTTAGGTTGAGATTCATCCCATTCTTTATGAATCTGTTCGACCTGTGAGTCTACAGATTTCATAGTGTTCTCGATCTTTTGTTCTATCCACTTTTCTTTTAACCACGCTATCAAACCGAGCAATAGATGAGAGATTGGGAAACGTTGTTTCTTCGCCCACCTCTCTGCCTTTGCGTACCAAGGGTCAACACCCTTACCAAACTGTTTCTCAAAGTTTAAAACCACTGAATGTGTTCTTCTTTACGTTCTGTTTGATAGCACCAACAACATAAGACTCTATCTCAGTTTCCTGTGGAGCATTCTGTTGTCCTCTGCTATTTAGCCAGTGTTGTGTCCACGGTAGAGGGTTATTTCTAAGTGGAATATCATAGATAGGACTCAAACCGATTGCTTTCATTCTACGATTAGCAATCCATTCAACATACTGATGAAGTAATGTTGCATTCAATCCTATCATAGTTCCATTACTAAACAAATAATCAGCCCACGCTTTCTCTTCTTCTACTGCATTCTTAAACATACCATAGACATTCTGTTCTTCTTCTTTCATTATCTGTAGTATGTCTGGATCATCTCCTTGTGCCCACTTACTTAAGATCTGTTGGGTAAGTACGAGGTGTTGTGACTCGTCTCTTGCGATGAGGGAAATGATCTTTGCGGATCCTTCCATAAGTTTAAGTTCCCCAAAACCAAAGCTGCAAGCAAAGCTAACGTAAAAGCGAATTCCCTCCAGTATGTTAACATTGACAACTGCCCTGTAGAGATGTCTCTTGAGATCTTTTAAAGTCCAAGATGATGTAGGACTTTCTCTCCAATCTTGTTTCCATAAATTACTTTGTCCATATTCTTGTGCATAGTTTAAGAAGTCATCGTATGCCTTTGTGACAGACGCTGCTCTTGCTATGATCTTTTCATCGTCAAGGATAGAGTCAATGACTTCAGAAGGATCTGAATAAACATTCTTAATGATGTATGTATATGATTGACTATGAATCATCTCCATAAACTGCCACACATTCATAGCAGACTCTAACTCTGGTAAAGATACCCAAGGCATAAATGCCATCCCAGGTCCTCTACCCTGTACAGAGTCTAAAAGTATTTGATACTTTAAGTTACTTGTAAAGATATGTTTTTGTGGTTCAGTTAGTGTAGGGTAATCACTTCTATCTTTCTGTAGAGATACCTCTTCTGGTCTCCAGAAGTATCCTAACTGTTGTTGTGTTAGTTTTTCAAAGACAGGATACTTTTGTTTATCGTATCTCTGTACACCTAGAGGTTCTCCAAAGAACATAGGTTGTTTTGTATGATCGTGTTTATGCTTATTAAAAACAGTTACCCCTTTGATTTTTGTATCATCTTCAGAGTTAAGTTTAAACTTTGCAACTGTCACAGTCTTCCTCCAGTTCTAGTGAATTTAATAGATCATCAAGTGCAGGAGAATTCATTGGTACAACCACTCCCTGTGGAACGATTGGATCTTCGATATCCTTCTTCGCATCATATGTATTGTGATAATAAGATGTCTTCCAACCATACTTATAGGTTGTCAAAAGATCAAGCATCATAACATCCATTGGTACTTCATTATCTTCATAGTTCTCTGGATTATAACTCCAGTTTCCACTGATACCTTGGTCAAAGAACTTTTGCATTACAGCAACTACTTTGATGTAACCCTCGTTAGATGGCATATCCCACAACAAAGTATATTTAGTTTTTAGATGAGGGTAACCAGGCACTATTTGTTTGAGAGGTCCTTTCTTAGACTTCTTAATGGACAAGTATGCTCTAGGAGGTTCAATTCCGTTTGTGGCATTTGACACAATGGAACTGCTCTCCGAAGGCATTTGTGCGGACAGAGTGCTGTGCCTGAGTCCGAACTCTTTGATAGAATCCCTAAGAGATGACCAATCATACTTGAGTGGGAAGTTTGTTATTTGATCTACGTCTTCCTTGTAAGTATCTATTGGTAATATTCCATCGGCATATTTAGTACGGTAGAAATCATCACAAGCACCCTTCTCTTGTGCAAGTTGATTACTTGCTTTAAGTAAGAAGTATTGGAATGCTTCTGTTAATTCGTGTGTAAGATCATATGCCTTCTGATCGTTGTACTTAACACCGTTCTTAGCGAAGTAATGTGCAAGACCAATAAAACCTACACCCAATGATCTACGTGCCAGTGTGCTGCGTTCTGCTGCCTTTACAGGATACTCTTGATAATCAATGATCTCTTCAAGACCACGTACTGCAAGGTCACATAGTTCTTCTAACTGACTTGGTTGTGTGATCTTACCTACGTTGATAGCAGATAGAATACACAAAGCAATCTCACCACCATCATCATCGATGTGTTGGATAGGTTCTGTAGGTAGAGTGATCTCTTGACAGAGGTTACTCATACTTACTTTGTCTTTAAATGAACTATGAGTATTACAATGATCGATATTCATAATGTAAATACGACCTGTCTCTGATCTCTCCTTCATAATACTATGGAAGAGTTCGTGTGCTTCAATAGTTTTTCTTGGAATGTCTAAGTTTGATTCATAATTCTCATACATTTCATCAAACTCTGGAGTACCAAATGCCTCATACAAACCTGGTACATCGTGTGGTGAGAAGAGACTTACATTATCATTAGCAATGTACCTCTGATAAAAGAGGGAACTAATCTGTATACTATAGTCTAGTTTTCTTACACGGTTATCTTCTGTTCCTTTATTGTTCTTGAGAACAATGATGTCTTCTATTTCTTGGTGCCAGATTGGGAAGTGGACAGTTGCTGATCCACCTCTGATGCCATTTTGAGTGCAGCATCTGACAGTTGCTTCAAACTTTTTGAGGAAAGGGATAACACCTGTGTGTTGAACTTCACCACCCCTGATTTTACTGTTGATCGCACGGATCCTACCTGCGTTGATACCGATTCCAGCCCTCTGTGCGACATATTTGCCAATAGCCATATCGCTAGAAAAGATACCATCGAGGGTGTCATCAACATCAACCAGAACACAAGATGCAAATTGACGCAACGGTGTTCTGACTCCTGCGAGCACTGGTGTTGGGACGTTGATTTTTCCTTTGGAGGTTGCGTTGTAGTATCTTCTGACATAATCGAGTCTAGTCTCTGTTGGATAGTTTTGGAATAAAGTTGCTGCTACCATTATGTACATATACTGGGGTGTCTCATAGAGTTTCCCAGATGATCTATCTTGTACAAGATACTTGTCTACAATCTGACGTAGACCCGCATAGGTAAAGATGTAATCACGTTCGTGATCGATAAAGGAATCTAGTGTATTCCATTCTTCGTCTGAATATTTATTTAAAATACTTCCATCGTACACACCATCTTGTGTGCATTTCTGTACGTGTTCTCTCAGATGTGTTGTGCCTCTCATCCAATCAGGAAACACTTGCTTCTGTATGGTGTATAGAAGGAGTCTAGCAGCAACGTATTGATAGTTAGGTGTCTCTTCACTTATAAGATCACTAGCAGCACGAATAAGAATGTGTTGTATATCCTCAGACTTGATACCATCAGTGAACTGAAGATTAGATGACATCTCTACTTGAGATGCACTTGTTCCTGCGAGTCCTTCACAGGCAAACTCAACCATTTTATGAATTTTATCTAGGTTAAGAGGTTCGGTTGTACCGTTCCTTTTAATTACATTCATACCTTCTTCCATTTAGATAATTTTAATTTTGCTTGTAGTCCAGAATAACAGTTAGATTCTACAAGACTTTGTACATTATGTCCAGCGAGAGACATTTCATTTATGTCCTTTTGCACAACGTTAGTTGGCCAAATGACTACCTTATCTCCTGCATCGATCTGCTTGGAGATTCTGTCGGTGATTTCTCGACTACGTGGTTCGTTATCAAAAACCCAAATATAATTGCTCCAACCAAACGTCCGAATATTAATATCGGAGCCGCACATAGCAACCGAGTTTTCCAAGAAGAGACTGTCGATTGGTCCTTCTGTGATGTAGATAGGGTCATTAGTTTTTAAGTTATCGAGTCCAAAAAGTTTAGGTTTAGTTTGATCAAATATGATCGTGATGTACCTCATCTTTGCATTGGGAAGCAATGACCTACCTTGTATCCCAAACCATTTACCAGATTCATCTGCTAAAGGAATGATGATGCGAGGTTTGTCATTAGATAAGTCATCAAACGTTTGCTTCTCAGAGTTTACATACTTTTTAAACTCGTCAGCATAGTACAGACGCTTCAGTTTTTCGTCAGGAATCTGTCTTGATTCCAGATATTTTCTCGCAGGATGTTCTTTATTTAGCGATAAAATATTTGGCAACTTGGTGCCTGTATTAAAGGTCGGTGTTGATTTGAACAACTCAGGTTTAGGGTCTGGTACACGTGTACTTTTACCTGTAAATCCTTCTTTGTATCGTTCTAATACATATTGATCATAAAGATCTCTTGCATTATCTTTTAAGAAATTTGATAGAGTCCTTCCTACACCGCAGTTGTGACATTTAAAGATAAGATCTTGCCCTTTCGCAAAAAAATAACCTCTCGCTTTAGACTTATGTTTCTTACTGTCACCACAATAAGGACATCTAAAGTTGTAGAGGTCTGGTTTCTTTTCTTTAAATTTATCTAGTCTGCTTCCTACAATACGAGCATACTTAGTCTCGATGTAACTCAAGAATCATTACAAAATTACTTGTTTATACTACTCGATGGTGTTCCGTTTGTCAATACAGGTACAACAATTCTTTGTCCTACTGGACTTACAAGGAATGAAATGATTGCTAATGCTCCAAATATACTCCACATCTTCTTCTCCATAAGTCTAAGTCTATCATCTACCTTTCTTATATCTCTTTCACATCCTTTCTTTATAGCATCTGTCTCTCTATTAACATCAGCAGATAGTCTATCGATCTTCTCAAATAATACTTCGTCTATTTTATCTTGCTTATCTAGTTTCTCATTGTGGACAGCAAGAAGTTGACCCATCTTCACAGAGTTTTCTTGAAGTGTGTCTACTACTTTTTCTAACCTTTCTATTATTGCTGAATTGATATCAGACATTACATTGCTGCTTGACGTTTATTCCAATAAAAATCTCTCACACCTTGAGGTAATAACCTAGTGATTTTAATATTTTTCAACTGCTCTGGTCTATAAATCTTTCTTAACTGAAGTTTTACATCCGAGGGATTCTTTGCATAGTATATAAATTCGATCTTTCCATCATCAATACTTACGTAGAAGGATAGGTACTTAGGATCGTATGCTTCTTTCATAGAAGGAACTCTACAATCTACCTGATTGACACCATCTTTAGACTTCTTACACTTAAATTTATACTTTCCCTTACTTTTAACTTTTGCAGTACCACCTAAAGGTTGATCTAATCCTGCTACAGGTCCATTATCATCTGCCTCTGATGATAGTCCTGCTGCCTCTCCAGTGCTACCTGTACTCATCGTAGGTGCTTCTTCCTTATGTACTTCACCCTTCATTAAATCACCGTTAGGCATCACGTGCATACCTTTTGGTATTGGTTTACATTTCTGTCCTTCTCTACACCAGTATTCACCTTTACCACACGCTTCTTTACCTTCGCTTGTAACTCCTGCTCTACTTCTTTCTTTCTCAGCAAAAGATTTAATAACTGCTCTTAGTATTGCACGTTTACCATAAGGATTACTCTTTCTTCCAAGAGGAACTTTCTTGTCTACCTTCGCTGCTATCTCATCTAGCGTTTCTTCATTACACTTCCACTTATCCAACGCTAGTTTTTTACGAGTTGGTTTACCATCTTTCATCATAGGTCCTTTGACACCACTCATACGAGCACAGAATGATCTCTTACGAGGACCTCCTTCTGGTTGTGGTGCTTTCAGATCTGAACCAGGATTCTCTCTTTCATATGACTTCCTTCCTTTCTCATTCAACCCACCACTAGGATTTTTTCCTGCCTTACGTTGCCACGCAGCAGACTTTGCTTCCTCTATCTTCTCAGGTAGACCCTTATGTTTAGTCTTTGCAAATTTTCTTACGTCTTTCTTACTCATATTCTTTGCAGCATCCTTCAACTCAGGAGATGGATTCTTCATCTCTCCTTTCTGAGTGGCACGTACCATACCCATAAATTTTTGTTGTGCTACTGACTTTGCTGGCATTACAGTTCAGTTAATTGTTTAGCAATGATCGGATCGATCTCTATAAAATCTAAAGAACCACAGGGTTCTGGATATCTATTCAGATATACCAAATATGTTTTTAGTATATCCCAGTATTGCCTATCAATTTTGTATACCAATAAAGGTATAGCTGCTTCACCAAATACATTGAACAATACTATAAGATGATTAATAATAAGATGATTACGTAATGCCCCAGTTTTTATATACCTACCGAACAGTCTCTTTAGATATTTGAACCTCATCATATCTTCTAAGAAGTCATCATAGGTCACAGACTGGGGATTATCGTAATGTTTCATTGCAAAGAACATAAAGTTCTCTGCATTTAATGTATCAATTCTCATACCAAAGGGTTAGGGGTTCGGTTTATGAACCGAATGTTAATGTAGCAGCACCGTTAGTGTACTTAGTGATGGCACCTTTACTTGTGTTTAACACACAACGATATTTGTATCCATCTAATGTAGCACCACCAAGTCCACTGTATGCAAGAGTTGCAGTAGTGAAGTCAGCATATGTGATACCTGTATCAAGTGATGCAGTGATGTCTACCCAACGAGTAGTAGCAGTTGCTGTCTGACGTTGCCATTTGAATGACTTGGTACCAGACTGATCAACTGTGAATGCAGCAACGAATGTTCCAGCACCACTAGATGAAGTAGAGTTAGCGGGTTGTGTACCAACTGTGATAGTTTCAAGTACGTCTGCTGCTAATGTATCATCAGCATCATCTCCAGATACTCCAACAGCAACCTTCATAGGTACAAGACACTCTGCCTTATGCTTTGCTGTACCGTTATATGTTTGATAAGTGCGATACAACCACCAGCCAGGTCCTGATATACCACGTGATTTGTTAGATGCAATACCATCTTCTGTTGTGTCAACAAACACAAGGTCGTATGTATTACTATCTCCACCTTTAATTACAAATTCTGCAACTGATTTAGGTGGTGTTCTTCTTACAACAGATGCAGCAGCAACAGTTGCTGTAGATCCTGCATATGCTTTGTGTAGTTCAATCGATGTTGTGCTTGTTACAACTTTTACAATGTAAGCGACGGAAGAGATTTCCAACACGTCACCAACAACAACGGTATCTCCAGCATTTTTTGTTACAGTAGCGTCGCCATTGACAACTCCTATTGTATTTGAAAATGCAGCAGCGTCAATTTTTCCGACGACAGACATTTAATTGTTCTCCAAATAATGTTCTTTTTCTATAATTTATTTATAAAAACAAGAACACCGTTAGGTTAGCGACTCTGAAGTGCTTCCTTAACGGTCTCTAGGAGTTTATCATCTGCTGATGTTTTTGTCATCTTGACTGCCTTACCAAGGATTACAAGGCATAGGTCAATTAATTTGTCACCAAGTTCAGCATCATCTGGAATCTTAGCTACTGCATCACCAATAATTTTAGATGCAAATGGAAGTAGAAAGGAAAACATAGTCCTTCATAATAAGTTTACTACTGTATATATGCTACTTGTCCGCTTTAAATTTACCGTCCTTGACGTAACCCCATTTACCTTTACTTAATGCCTTAACACCTTTCTTTTTATCTCTCTTGGATGACTCTGTTTTCTTCTTGTTTATTTCATCTCTAAACTTCTTCCAGTCTTTACCCACCTTTTTCTTACCGTGAGTCATTTCTAACTTTCTTTTTTCATTATCATCTTTATTTTTTGCAGCGTCCTTCTTCCACTTAGCATCAGTGTAAAAAGATAGAGTTCTTTCTTTTAACATTGGATCATCGTAGAATGCGTCAGGTAACAGTCTTATCACGCTGGTTTACAGTCTGGAACTGCCCTTCCATCCTTCATCTTAGTTCCTGTTGCTTTGTAACCTTTCCAACAAGACTTCTTCTTAGGATCTCTCCCAATGTTTTTACGTGCTGTAGCTAGTGTTGCTTCAGACATATCAGGTGCAGATGCGGATGCTGGTTCTTGTCCTGCTTTAAATTTCTTAAAGGATTGCACTTTCTTTTTCTTAGTCTCTGGTTTATTTAGTTTATTTTTCTTGCCAAAAGCTGCCATAGGACCTGATGGTTTACCTGATCCTTTATACAAACCATATGACATACCCTCTGCCTTGTATCCTTTATGGTGCATATGCACTCCAGCTTCAGTTCTATATGTTTCTCCTTCCATTCTTCCACCCCTCTTTCCTGCTCTTCTCTCAGCATTTCTTGCTGCTGCTCTCTTTGCTGCTGCCTTTCTGTTTCTATCGTATGAAGACATTGCTTCAACAGTAAATTTCATACCTTTAGTTGCTTTGTCTTTAAGTGCTTGACGTTTTTTAGGATCCATATTCTTTTCATAGTCTGCTAACTTCTTAGCATAACTAGGGTTATCCATTTTCTTTATTTGTTTTCTATCCTCTTTGTTAGGTCCTGTATACACTGCTTCATCAACAAACTTAACAGGCATTGATACAGTTCCTTTACCTGGCACGTACTTTGTAGTTCTAGGTTTCTTAGGATCGTCACTCTTGAAGTCCTTGTGAATCTTAGAGTATTCCTTTTTAGTCATCTTCAATTCTTCCTTCTGCAACTTATCACTTGCATCTAGTACACCTTTGTGTCTCTTCTGCATCTTCTTATAGTCACCTTTCATAGCACTGGTTCCTATCTCAGTAGCTGCTTTCTTAACATAAGATCCATATGTCTTCTTGCTAAGTTCAGAAACCATTACCTTGTCTGCTGGTCTTGCTGCTGCTGGTTTTTGTGTCTGTTCACCGTATGTAATACAAGGATCTTGACCACATCCACAGTTCTTCTTACACATATCTTTAGCAACTGTGCCTTCACCTACCATCTTCTTAGCAAGTTTAGAAAAATGCTTGAGTCTCTTTTCACCTTTTAGTTTGTTTCCTTTTCTAACTGACGATGCTACAGGTGACTCACCAGTTTTAGGATCGATGTCATACATACCTTCTGACATCTTTTTCTTTGCTGCTTCTCTCTTTGCCTTAGTCTTAGCAAGTATTCTTTCTCTTGCAGCGTCTGCTTCTTTCTTTGAGATTAGTTTTATTGCACCTAACTTTGCTGCTGGTTTACCTGGTTCATATCCAACACCAGATCCACTATCCATTGCTTCTGCTGTAAACTCTTCTGTCCTGTTATCATTATTATTTTTATCAGACCACTTTACAGGTTTCATTTTGTCTTCTCTTTTTTGAGTACTACCTTTTACACCTCTAGATGCTTTATGTTCTGCTGTTCTTTTATCTATTGCTTCACCTCTTTTCTCACCTTGACCTAACCTTGAAGCATCATTACCACCATAACCAAACCTCCTCATATTTCTTACGGATGCTTTACCAAAATTAGAACGACCACCTTCTTGTGATTTCTCTTGTAATGTTTCCTCACCCATAATCTTACCCCCAGATTTTTTGATTTTATCTTTCACAATATCGAGTGCAGTTACACCCTTACCATATTTTTTCACTGCCTGTTTTTGATAGACAGTTTTACCCTTAACTTTGTCTGCCCTTCTATAAGGTTGTGTTGTAGCGTCTGTCTTCTTTGGATGAGAAGGATCGCCACCCGCCATAGCAATGCGATCTTTAACAGTATCGTATGCTTCTTCTCTCATTGTTTTAGTGTTTGTGACTCTCAGCGATAACTGTTTCTAATTCATCAACAGATACCATACTATGTAGAGTGTCAGCCTCATCTATAACATCATAATGTGTAACTAAATGTGTGTTACCATCTGCATCAGGTTGCTCCATCTCAACTAAGGTATGTGCTTCTGGTACAGTCTTACATAGACCTAACTCAGCGTGCTCAACATACTTAGCACAGATATGGGTCTTCTTGCCCATTGCTTTTGATACAGTTTTTCTTCTGTTAAGAAGATACTTATCACTCTTATCGTGATCTCCATCGTTGTCGATGTCTTTATCTTCTTTACCAACTGGGTCTAATTTCTTTGCTGCTTCTTTTAAGTCAGCAATTTGTTGTGCAATCAGTTGGCGAATGGTAATTGATTCTTCTGACATAATCTGATCCTTTTTGGGGTTGACAATAACTTTAGTTTTTTTGGGTTTTTTAGGCATTAGAAGTTGGGGAACTCTTTTTTAAAAGCATCGGATGCTTCCTTATGCTTACCAGCATTTGTGAGTTTCTTAATGTCTTGGAGTTTAGCACGTTTCTTTAATTGTTCAGGTGTTGCTTGTTCCTCCTGTAATCCTAACCTGTCTCTCCACGAGGCAGATGCAGGATCTTTTAATTCTTCTCTGTCCTTCTCAAATGTTTCTTGCATTGCCAATAATCTACGGACTTTATCTACTTTTGTTTCTTCCAAATTTTCTTCTCCTTCGATGGGATGTTCGATAACGTTGCCATCAGCATCTTTCTCGTGATGTTCTGCTACCGTTTCTTCTTTTTGTACTACGTTTGTACCAGTACCTTCGACTCCACCTTTGTATCCTGCTTTCTTAGCATCACCTTTTGCTTCTATAGACTTCATAGCAGCAGATGTTGATCCTTCAGTGGATGGTTTTTCTTTTGGTGTTTCGATCTTACCACTAGCAGCAGATGGTTTTGCGTTGATAGTATTTGCTAGTGCAGTTTCTAGGACTATTTCAGCAATCTCACGCTGAGTTTTACCTGTCAATCTCTCATTAATATATTTTTGTACAGCATCACCTTCGTAGTTATGTTGTGCATACTCGACAACATAAGTTACTGTTTGTATATCTTGATGATTATACTTGATGAGCTTCTGTGCTAAATTTAGATCCATTTGACCAAAACTGATAAGACTATTTAGTGGTTGCTTGTTTTTTGAAGTCTGAAAACTTCTTGACTGATTGACCAGGTGTCATTGCTTGTACAGCAGTTCTGATAGTATCCTGACCAACTTTCCAATCGTTGCCAGTACCACCATCATCTGCTGATGGGTGTTTTTCTACCACTTCATTTAATGAAGTCAACCAACAGTTAAATTCCCAGTCGTGTTCATCTTTAAAGATGACGTAGTTTGTACCACGGTAAACTACTTCTCCACGTACTCCTGTGTCAGTATGTTCTACAAGTGTGCCCAATGAGAATATCTCACCAGATATATATGCTTCTCGTAGATCATCTTGTGCAAGTTTAGGTGCAATCTTCCACAGTTCTGTGACTTGTTCTTCCTCTGGGTTATCTTTGATACCCATACCCATACGTAGTTCTTCCATCAATTTTTTACCATTAGAGAATCCCTTTGGTAATCCTTGAGAGAATGATTCAAAGTCACCTGATGCTGCAAACGCACGCATCTTAGATGCACTCATACCCTCAACACCATCGGCATCGGGGTCTCTGTCACCAGCAGATATAACTGACAATTCTTGAAAGTCATATGCTACACCATTATATTTTTCAAGTAGTCCTTTAAATTCTGATACACGATCAGAACCAACGACCATAGTAACACCTGAGTAACCTTCTTGATTTAATGTTGATAGTACATTAAAAATGTTTGACATATCACCATCATTAACAATAGCATCAGAGTGTTCTTTAAACATCTGTTGCATATATTGTATCTTAGACTCAGGTTCCAATGGATTCTTTTTAGCATCCACTGTTCTACTTGGGTATATCCTGTAGGCATCTGCTCCTTCAGAAGCAACAGCATCGAGTAGTTTCTCGTGTCCTACAGTTGGAGGATTAAAGCGTCCAAAAGTTAAAGCAATAGTGCCAAGTCCTTCACCACCGTTCTCTTCTCTATGAGCATCTTCTTCAGCACCTTGGTTTGCACCTTGTGTTGCTTGATCTGCTTCTTGTTTAGAGACAGCGACAAGTTTTTCTCCACCAACAGACTTAGCAACAATGTTACCTTGTCTATCAGCATAGTATCCGTGTCCTGCGTGTGCAAGTCCTCGCTTGGCAGCAGCTTCACCAGCAACTGTCCTCGCTTCTTTAAGGAATTGACTTAACTTCATTACTACTTTATTACTTTTCCAATAGTTATTTATCAACCCCAGTTCTTCTCTACTGAGAAGTTGGCACGGGAAAATTCTAGTCGGTCAACCAATTTCACTGCTTTTCCAGCTCTGATGGCAACAAATCCTTCGGGTGCAGTCACTTTAAACCCAGTATCAGTCTTGATATATGTACCTATTCCTTTTATTTTTTCTAACTGCTTGATTACTATATTTTTTGCGTAGATTATGTTCATATATGATGCAACTGTCATATAAACTGCTTGTTGATTCGTTGATAAGAACTGCATTCCATCTACTTTTACCTTCTCCCATTTCTTTCTTGCTGCCTCTGTCTTCTTCATACCAATCTCTTTGTCAAGAGTCTCATTAAAGTATGCAGTGAACCCTACTGCTATCTTTCTAGCATTCTCTAACCTCATACCTTTTCTTACAAACCTGTTGAAGTACACCTTAAACATAGCATTGAACATAAACCTACCAGTACCAGTTCCAACAAGTGTATCCAAGAACTTAGATGCTTGTTTTAATGATCCTTCTGTTCGATTTACAGCAGCATCATACTTTTGTCTCTCATTTGAGGTAAACATAGATGCTTTAGTTGCATCTTTGAACTCAGCAGTAGCAGCATAAACATCCTTATGTGTACCAAAGTTTGCTCTATTAACACCAAACTGTGCTTGCATAGCACCTAGTTCATTACCAACATATTTTGTATGAAATACTATACCAACAGTAGCATTATCAACGTCTTTGTATATTGCTGATCCCTTTTCTACACAGTATGTGATAGTGTTAGGTGTAAAAGTAATACAGTTCTTACCTTTTATTTTCTGATAGTTCTTATCTCCATTAGTAAAGAGAAGATCACCTTGTACTACACCTTTAATACCTAACTTAGGTAAAAATTCTAGACATAATTTTAATTTCTTAGCAAGTTCACCTTGATAGTCGTGGAAAGCAATGTCACTTTCATTGTATATTACTTTAGGATTTGTCTTATTGAATACTGATTTTGTACCAACAAAAAATTGTTCTGTCTCAGGGTCAATACCACAGATAATAGCGGGTGCACCATCCCATTTGGTAGTGATCATCATACTATTAGGTTTTTCTGATAGCATTTCACCCAACTCTCTCAGGAAACTGATGGCATTCTTACCACCTTTTGTTCCATCGTTGAGTATATCGTCTTCTAAATGCTCTAAATGAGTGTTCTTTGCCATACTATTATTATACCATAGTTGCGTTAGTTCTGCCCGACACAAAAACTTTAGGATATATGCCGACTCTTGCTCCTCTAAAGACTTGATCATCAATTTCAAATCTTCTATCACTACGATAGGTAGCAGCAAAGAATGCTTCGTAATCTCCTTTTGTAAATGATCTTACTCCTTCATTATTATTGTACACTACGTGATCAGACCACTCTAAATTAAAACAATTATCCTCAGTCTTCTTAGGTTTTAGTATTGGATCACCCTGTCCTACCATAGTTACGTTCTCGATACCATTCTTTTTCTCTCCATACTTAGTACCAAACACTGACATACCTATAAGTTTAGTATCTTGTACCTTTTTATAGGTAGGTGTCTGTAGTTTATTGTCTGCAACATAACCTGATGTTGCTCTTAAAAATTCTTCTGTCTCAGGATGGTTTTGTATAGCACTTCCTGCCTGTTTAGATAAACCACCATACTGTTGAAATGATTTTGCACCTCCTGCCTTCTTATGTGATATGTAAATGGCATCAACTTTTCTATTACCTTTCATCTGTTCTATAACAAAATCTGCTTTAGCTTCTCTACCACTAACTTTTTCAGTTACATCTCTTACACTCACACAATTTTCAAACTCACCTAAAGGTGTGCATATTTTTATAGGTCCTGATGGGATAAAAGACTTTACTAACTTGTCCAGATTATCCATAGCAACTTGTTCAGACTTCATTACGTTTGCTCTACCTTTAATAGGTTTTTCAATCACATTAAGTGCCATCCACCCTGACATATTATTTACTGTCACGTGTGCACACTCAGATCTCTTGATCTTTTTTGACTTGTTAGATTTTAATTTTAGTTTTGTATTGGGTGCAATCGTACGAATGATCTTATTACCCTGTTCGTTCCATAATAAGGCATTCTTCTCAGAATTTATGTTAAGTTCTAGGTTATCCCACTCAGGATTGTCGCCAATATATTGATCAAATTTTGCTCGTGATAGATTTGCCACTCATCCTACCAAAGTCCGTCAATATTTATTTAGGTATAGGAGGTACATCAAACAGTATGTCATTGATATATCCTTCAGCAAACTCAGGTGAAAACCATTTACTTAAAACTGCTTTTGTCTTTTTATTTTTGCGTTGTTGTTTACAATAATGAATCTGGTCATCAAATCTCAGCATAGTATTGACCCAGTTAGTATCTTTCTTTGCTTTCTTTACTATGTCAATATAAAAATCAATAAACTCTTCTATCATACATCCATACAATGACTTCTCTTCCTCAGTACGAAGACGCATAAACTGACAATAAGGAGAGAATATATCTGCCCACTCTGGTAGTGGTCTCTTCTCCTTAAACTCATACCTATTAGCAATTTTACCTAGTTTTTTATAGATATTATCTGTTTTATATACTGGTGATATATCTGCTATAGCAGCAGTAACTACAGTTGGTGTTGCAACTATGTCAGCACCAAAAATAGGTATGGGATACTCTGGATCTGGGTATAGAACGCAGTGCATTACCTCTATATTATCAGTATATCCAGTTTCTAAATGTACTTTACGAAGACCACGACACTCGTGCATCTCATTAACAATAAAAATATCCTTTTTCTCTATAATAGGATACGCATTATGGTGTGATTTCAGATCAGGTAGACTCTCACAGGAATTTCTAATAATACTAGCAACGTGATTTACTAGAGAAGAACTCACCGATCACCTTCAGCACGATTCTCAGATTTCTCTACAGTAAATTCACCATCAGGATACCTAGCAGCAAGTTTAATAGTATTCATATAGATAACCTCTTCCATACGTACACCAAGTGCCATACACGCTTGAGATGCGTACCATAATATGTCACCTAGTTCTAGCATTAGATGTTCTTTGTTATCTTCATCGTATGGTTTACCTTGGAACTTCATCTTCTTGACTATTTCCATAAACTCTCCTGCTTCTGCTACTAATCCTGACGCAGCAGTGTCAAGTCTTTCTATCTTACACCCTGCTTTCTTAAGATCTTTGTATCTTGTTATGAGTTTATCAAAGTCTTTTGATTCATCACTTGTACATAGGTCAACAAAGTGTTGGTAGGCATCTAGATCAACTTCAAATTTCTTACCTTTATTCTTTTTATCTTTTTCTTTTTGTTTCTTGTATGCTTTCTTTCCTATAGGAGGTTGAGGTGTATCAAATCCTTTAGGTATATCTTTTCTTCCACGTTTACCATCAGGTAAACCAGTATCTTGTGGTACAGTATCTTCAATAGGTAATTCTGGTTCTGGAATTGTTCCATCAACTCCTGCGACCATAGGATTTTTAGGGGTAATCATACTTTAAAGTCAGTAAATTTTTTAGAGACAACTTCTGCTGCATCAAGTTTATCTAATACCTGTTGTCCAGAATCAGAGATCGTACCTTGCTCATCTGCATCATACAGTCTCATTTTATTTCTGTCAAGTCCGACAACAAATCTTTTGTTGGATGTAGGGTCGTTGTAACGGTTCTTTAATTGTTTGACCATCAACTGTCCTACCGCCTCCATATCCTCCGTACTAATGAGAGCAAACATAAAGTCAGCAGTAGCGGGAAGACCGAAACTCTCGCTTGTATCAGTAAGATCAACGTCACTATTACCATAGCCAGAACGAGTCGTCTGAGTAGCGGAGATGATAGGTACATTAGCCTCAACTGCAAGACCACGGAGTTCTTCAGCAATCGCTTTAACATAAGTATATGAATTTACAATAGCACCTTTATATCTAGCGGATGCACATATATTTAGGTAGTCAATGTAGATGATATCTGGTTGAAATGACTTCTTAATTGCTAGTTCTTGAAGCAATGCTTTGAAGTGTCCTACGTGTGCTGATGCTGTTGGATATTCTTTTACTACTAATCTTCCAGTTGTTTTACCTTTTAACTTCTCTATCTTAGAGTCGAACAAAGGTTTCGGAAGTTTCTCCAGTTGTCTGCAATCCACGTTGAGACAGTTGGCATCAATTCTTTCTGCAATTTTCTCTTCTGCCATCTCCATAGTAATATAGAGAACGTTATAGTTACTTTGTAAGTTAGCACTAGCGAAATGGCACATAGCAAGAGACTTACCCACACCAGTACCTGCGAGAACAATATTAAGAGTCTTGTTAGGAAGACCACCCTTTGTGACTTTGTTGAAGTATTCCAAGTCGAAAGGAATACGGTCTTCACGTTTGTGGTAGAAGTCGAATCTTGCATCTGATTGCTCAAAGTAATCGTGACCAACAGAGTTATCGAAACTTACTGATAACGCACTAGAGAGTATAGATGGGATAGCATCACGTGATTGTTTTCCATCACCACTACCGTCAGCAATTTGTATAGATTCAAGTAAAGCAATATAAATTGCACGATCACGACACCATTTCTCTGCTGTATCTGTCAACCACTGTGCTTCTCGTGGTTCACTATCTAATTCGTTTAAAGTTGATATAACCTGTTTAAAACTTTCATCGTTAATATCTGTACGACCCTCAATTTCAATGGTTAATGCTTCTTTTGATGGAAGATTATCGTACTTGATGAAGTAACTATTTAGTTCTTCAAATAATATCTGATTGGTACGATCTTCAAAGTATTCTTTTTTAACGTGTGGCAAAACCCCTCTAGTAAACTCTTGATTGAATACTAGAGAGGATATTACTAGAGATTCTATGTTATCCATTCTGGTTTGCGATCTGGTTTACGAAGATAATTATAGCATACCCAAGGTTTAGATGCTATGTAACGTTTGTATGCTGTAAAAGTATCGATAGTATTATCAAATTTAAACTGATCGTACATAGCACGAACGAAATGCGTGGGTGTAGGACTATCAGGAAAGATAATATCTGCACACTCAATAGTGTATTGACAACTGTGTGTCTTACCATAACGATGAGTGTACTCTGCACATAAGGCAAGTCCGTGTTCTATCAACCAACGGAAATATGTCTGTGCCCATACTGTACAAGGATGATTACGAAATGCACCCTTCTCTGTTTTGTATGGTTCACCGTCTAGTTTAGGTAGAACACCATAACCGTGACCCCACTTATCTGATGCAACAATAGAAAGCATTTGACAAGTTTCTAGTGGCATCTTGACAATGTGTTTGTCAGGTAATACTTGTGCTGACTTTACTGGGTCAGGATCTGTAACAAAAATATTCATAGATAATGACAATATGTACCCACAATGTACTTGTCATCACTGATAGCAGGAAGTCCTGCGTGAGGAAAAGTCCATAGTGGTGGGAACATTAATAGTCTACATTCGATTGCAGAGTATTTCAAGTCTCCAAAGACAGTTTCTCCACCGTCTGTAACAGTATTCAAATACCAAAACAAAGCAAGAAATCTTTTAGCACTAGAATGATCTCCAACATCAACGTGACGATCAAATCTATCATCAGTACCTTTACGATACTTTTTCATTCTAAATTCTTCTAGTGAACTCTGTGCAGGAAAGAACTCTGAACAATCACACTCATCCATATACTTTTTACCATAGTGATGAGCAGATTCTATAAGGGCATTTTGAATTTGATCCCAATCATTATGTCCTTTCTCTAAGTGAGAAGTTATATTGTATTGCTGAAATTGTGGACGACCTTGCCTGTCCCACTCTTCTAAATCTTTTTCTTTTTCAAATAAATCAATAGCAACTTTACAAACACTTTTGGGTATAGCGTTATCAAAGACTCTGATATAATTATGATCCATAACTAAATTCTTGTTTAGCAGCAGCGTCCAATGCTTTCATAATTTCTGGTGTGAAATACTTTTCTGGTTCTTTTAACATTGCTTTAGGATAAACTGAACTCTCACCGACCTTAATACGATTACCAGTTTTTTCAAACACACCGTGTTCTAAACCTAGTTCAATCATACCATAATACTTATCAAGTCCTCTTTCATCATAAAACAATCTAGTAGAAATCTTTTTGTTCTCTCTTGTAAATCTAGACTTCTTAGTTTCACATCTAATTAAGTTACCTACAACATCTGTACCATCTTTTTCTTTTGCTTTAGATAGATACACGATAGTAGATGCAGCATACTTAAGACCACTACCTCCACCCATTTCTTTAGTAGGCATATAAGCACCAACTACATCATAGGTATGGTTAGTAACAATTAATGGTACATCTGCCTTACCTAGTTTCAATGTCAAAACTCTGAAGATTGCTTTCACAACTTGTGCTCTTGTCATATCTCTAGTCTCTTTCCCTGCTTCTGAGTCTTCAATCTCTTTTGTAGTAGAAAGCATACCAAGACTATCAAGAACAAACATCATAGGTTTGCGATCTTTCTCATCTAGTTTTAGATAGTTATCGAGCACTACAAGTGATTGTTGTCTGAACTGTTGTACTGTTGCAACAGGTATAATCATTACTCGTTTTGTATCAATACCTCTTTCAGCAAACATCTGTTTAGATACTGCTGACTCTGATTCAAAATAGAATACTCCTGCGTCTTTATTTGTTTCTAAGAAATTCTTAATAATACTTAAGGTAAAGAATGTTTTACCTGTACTAGATTCTCCTGCTAATGCTGTAATTTTATTTGATGGTAGACCTCCATAGATACTACCACTTAATAGACCATTGAATATGTAACTACCTGTATCAATAAAGGAAGATACATCACCCGCAGAGATTCCATCGTCTGCTAGTGAGGCATACTCATTATCTATTGTCTTGATTACGTCTGTAAAAAATGATGATGTCATACAAAAAATTCTTCTAAGGATGCGACTTTTTCTGCTTGCCATTGAATAGTATCAAGGATGACTTGCAGTGGGTCAAGGAAACTCTTTTGGAATTGTAGGTCATAATCTATAGACTTGTCAAGTCCGAACTCTGATGGGAGTGTTTGAAAAAATGATACTACATTCTCACCAATTCTGTTAGGAGTACGTAAGTATAAGAACTTAACCTTCTCTCCGTCCTTTATTATAGGATACTTATGGTGGAGTTTCTTTTGATTGACGTGGAAATTATATAGGAGAGCACCACGCACGTGTATTGGAGTACCCTTTACAAATACTGTAGCAGTTCCTTTAAACTTTGCAATATTATTACAACCACGAGGAAATGCAATGTCTTCGGGTGGTAACAATTCAAATTTTGATCTGAAATTAGCAATGTAATCTTGTAAATCAGACTCATTACCGTTCATAGTTACCTGTAATGCTTCTTTAATAGCAACACGACAGGCAGCAGGGGTCGATGATTTAACTGCTTCGATACCCATCATCTTTAGTTTAGGTTCATCGTATTGAACACCCTCACTATTCCACACATTGAGGATGTATCTCTTCTTAGCAGTCCAGATGCCTTTGTTAGCGATGTTCTCTCGCTTCATAAACATCTTTTGTTCGTATGCGTTTACAAAGGTTGCCAGTTCTTCATAAGAATTCGTAATATACTTTTCAAATTCCACATCACACACCTTTTCAAGGAACCTGAGAATGCTCGTATCGCTTTTCTCTCTGCCCTCGAATATAGTTTCAACCAGAGGACCCAAATTAAGATAAATGGAATCGGTATCAGAAGCAATAACATAATCAATCTCCTTAGTTTTTAAAATTTTGTTAATGTAAGAGTTCATTTTGTTTTCTATCCAACGGATAGATAACTGACCTGACAATGTGATTGCTTCAGCATTGGCAAGACTATAGTATCGGAAGTATTGATTTCCGACAGCACCATAGGCACTGTTCAGTTGAATCTTACGTGCCATCTGGTTATTGTTAAAGGCAGATATGTCATCTAGTAGTGCCTTATCTTTAGTCTTTTCATACTTCTTCTTAGCAGCAATCATTTTTTTCTTATAGATCACACGTTCATCATAAATCTTCTTCATCATCTCTGGTAAGAAACCGTGCTTATCTTTTCTATACTGAGCACCATTAGCACATACACAATACTTACCAACTTGTATATCTTTATCTAACATCTTATCTACAGTTGCGTGAGGATGTCTTTCATCTACAAGTGTTTCTGGAGAAATATTATATTGCATAATGAGATGTGGATACAGACTATTCAAATCAAATGATGCAACCCAATCGTACATACCAGGTTTGGGATCTTTTACATATGCTCCTGCATATTTGTCATTCTTACTCTCTTCTCTTTTAGGTGGCACACATATCTTTTTCTTCTTTAAATAATTATAGATGAGGGTATCCCACATACGAACCTGAGAATATACATCTGTAAAATTAACCTTGGCATCATAAGACATAGTAACTGCTAGTTCAAGAAGTTTCATCTTCTCTTCTAATCTATTAACAAGTTCAACGTCAAGGATGTTGTATTGTACAAACTTATCCCAATCTTTAGTATAGAAATCTTTAAAGTTCTCATACTCAGTGTGATCTAACTTACCTTGTCCAAGTTCTACATTAGCAATATGTTCTAGTCTGTATGACTCTTGGTTTGTGTATGTAAATTTACGATAAAGATCAAGGTAGTCAAGAATACTAATACCAACTAATTCATATGCAAGGTTCCTACGACCTTGAATATAAATCTCACGCATATTTACTTTGTTCCAAGGTGACAAAGAAGACATAAACTTCTCACCAAGTATCCTATCTAATCTTCTACAAAGATAAGGTATATCATATAAATTACAGTTCCAACCAGTAATAATGTCAGGTGTATATTGCACCCACCAGTGAATAAAATCATCTAACATCTTCTGCTCTGTATCAAAGTAGCGATAGTTAGTGCCATTACCATTATACTCACGAGTTCCCCAAGTAATAAAATTACCAGAGGCATAGTCTTTGATAGTAATACAGAGCATCTTTTCTGCTGCTGCTTCTACATCAGGGAAACCATTCTCACACTCAACCTCAATGTCAATAGTATAGATCTTCATATCTTTTAAACTGAAAGAGATGTCACTTGGAAATCTCTCGCTGATCCACTGATATATGAAGCGTTCATATCCGTGAACCTCAAACTTATCTACACCTTCATACTTTCTCAAAAATTCTCTTGCTGCTTTAGCACCATCGTGCTTGACCTCTGCCATTGGTTTACCATCGAGAGATCTCCAATCACCTTGTGGTGATGGTACAAACAAACTTGGTTTGATTATGTCTTTATATGTTACTGGTTCTCCACCCTCATACCCTCGGCAAAGGATGGAATCACCCAACAACGTCACATTAGTATAGATTGAACTCAAAGTGCCTTCTTGTAGTTTTTAATAGTATCTTCTGATGGATCTACTATAGTCAAAACAACATCAGAAGTCAAGAACAAATCTCTTTGATCTGAATAAAGAGGATACTTTTCAAAGATTAGTTCACCGTCTTTTCCTGTAACTTGATAGCAGTTAGTAATTAAGTAAGATGGTTCTTCATCTAACTCAGTCACTTCCCCCATCAGATACATCTGGTTCCTCAGAATTATTAGTTTTAACGGATTCATTGTGATGGTTCTCCACGAGTGTATTCCACTTACCCTCAACTTCTGGGTGTGGTGTGTAAATTGTTGATACGTTATTAAGAACTACTAAGGTTCTATTGTTTAACGATAAAGGTATCCAAGGAAATAATTCTAATTGTAAATCATTTATTTTCTGTGGATCTGAAGAGTTTTTGTCTGCGAACATTTGTTCTGCTGTACAATCTATCGTAATTTGATAGGGGTTTGTCAACATATAACCTATAGGTGTGTAATGTTCTTTGTCAGGATATGCTTCCTGTACTTCAGCTATTACGTCCTCTCCGTTGAGCATTCTTACGATTTTTACGGTCATAATTTTTTTCAAATAATTCGTTATAAACTCCACGAACAATGTCAGTCATTGCTTTACGTGCAGTAATGTTCTTTTCTTCTGACAATATCCGAGCATAAGTCAGAATATCGTCAACCGCTTCGGTAGGAACATCAAGAGTAACACTCTCATATTCTCTACACTCTCTCGGTGTACAGTTTAAATAATGATTCATAGAAATAAAAAAGAGACCCTCTGGTCTCTTCTGTTTTAATAAGATGGTTCAAGATCGTGTGGATCAGGTTGATCTACTACCACTGAGTACGTAATATCATCCCAGTAAGAACGATATATGCGACCCCATATTACTTCAAATTCTTCATCGTCAAGGTTTTTAAATAGACAACGATCTTTTAAGTAAATGTGATACGTTTTCATAGTAGAAGTTACTCTCCTAAAGTATGTATAACTGGTTTCTCGTGCTTGAGAATTTTATACAACTCTGGATTCTCTGCTGTAGACACAGGAATAAATTCTTGATCAGCATTGAATCCTTCAAAACGTTCTGCCTGATTAATTACTATTGAACCTGTCTCTCCTGATACTGATCTATGGAATGTTTCTCTAGGTATTACCAGAGCACCACTATAGATGTTTAAATGCACAATATGATATGGGCATTTCCAGTTGTAGTTTACAAGTTCAAAAGTTCTTTCACCTGATAATACACGGTTATGATCCTGTTGATAGCGATGTATGTAGAATTGTTTTGCACCTACCATATCATCTGGAGGTGATACAGCAGCATTAGTATGTACTACTAAGTCTTGTGCATTAGATTCTTCAACAGATATATCATAGAAAATGACATCAGGTGTTTCTCTGAACACCCGATGCCTTCTAAAATTCACATCACTCATACTATTGGTGGATCGAACATTAACGTTAATTGTTCGATGCTAATATTATACACACCCTAGGACTCTTTGTCAACACCTAGGTAATTTTTTCTCTGATGGTACTCTGGTACTATCTTTTTGAGATCAACTGTTAGTAGTCCATCCTCAAACGCTACACTCTTGACTTCAGAATCGTCAGTAAGTTTCCATACCCTTTCAAAAGATCTTCCTGCAAGACCTCTATGGAAATACTCTACGTCTTCTTTATCAGTTTTTGTTCCTTCTACGTGTAGTTGACCATACTCTGTATAGACTTTCACCTCATCTTTCTTGAATCCTGCAAGAGCAATCTCTAGTCTGGACTCGTGATTGTTAAGATTGATGATGTTGTATGGTGGATAGGTCTGATTTGGTACATCCCAAACAGAATTAAAAAAGTTATCGAATCCAATGCTGTTCTTTGTGATCTTGTCAAATAGATCAGGTAAGTCAGAAGCTTGGTATCTTTGAATAGTCATAGTTCTCCTTAATAAGCGAGTTGTTAGTGTGAACCCTTTCGGCATTCACCTATATTTAGTACAAAGGTATCAATATAGCAAGTACGGTTCTCCGTGAACATAAGATTAGGTATATATAACATAGGATCATTATCTCAAGAAAATGAAAAAAGCATTCATCGCTTTTGGTATTTTGGGAATGTTGAGTCCATTGGCAGCACGTGCCGATTTGACTCATAAATTGACAAGTTCAGTCCAACTACAAGTTGACGCAGGCTATACTTCAGTATCGAGAGCAGCGAACTCATATAGTACCAGTGGATCTGGTGTGAGCACAACTATTACACCGACAGGTGGTAGTGCTGCTAGTAATCTAGGTGGTATCTCAGCAGTCAGCACAGCAGGAGTTGCTACTTTTGCACTACCTGACACAGCACAGACTACCCAAGGTAACGCATACAGCTTCACACAGAACATAACAACTGGTGACGCTATTGTAACTACTGCTGCTGATGTAGGTGACGTAAACGGTTACAGTAACACCGTTTCTACAGCACCTGGTACTGCTGGAAGTCTTGCTGGTACAATCAGCACTGCTGGAGCAATGGCACTAACAGCTGGTGGAAGTGGAACCACAGCGACTGGCCAATTTGTCACCGAAGTTACCATACGTTAAACCCCTATATATAATATGAAACGAATAGGACTCCTACTATTATGTTTCTTTGGTGTACCATTGAGAACCCTTGCGGTGCCTGTGGTCCCGAATTTCCAACAAGGCTCTATGACTTCCCATACGGAAACTGAGTCTACAGTGACGGAGACCATAAACAGTATAGATTATCGTACAGGATGGGAATACGCAGTGACAGGGACAGGGGTTTCCAACAACAATCAACCTCTCAACCCACCAGTGAATACATCAACAGTGACAGTAACACCGTCAACGTTAAGCACTTCGACAAACGGAGTCAGCGTAACAGGGTCGGTAACAAGTTCGTTCGACAACTTAGACTTCTCTTCACAGAACAACTTCACTATGACAACCCAAGGGGAACCGTTCCAATTTACTCAAAGTTATCAAGGACCTGGGATGACCAACCAGACAATAATACAAAGGGTCACAACTATAAGAAGCGTCACAGATACAACAAGTACATTTACCCAGTAATAGCAACGGTTCTCAGCGTTCAATGTTTACCTTTACGTGCTGAAAACGTTGGAGGTGTATCTGCTACTGCAAACCCGATTGCCAATTCTTCAGGCTCAGTAACCAACCAGGCAATACAAGTTTTACAAGGTCCGTATATAACAAACACATATGGTGGTGGTGTGCAATGTCAAGGTGCAACGTTCAACCTTACACCATACATCCAGTTTGCAGACTCAAGGAAAGATCCTTGGGTCGATTTTTATAATGAACCACAATATGATATGACCGACTTCACTGGTCGTACTACACAACAGACAGTTACTGTTAAAAACTATCCTTGGGAGTCTTGGTATGACACAAGGACAAAGGCAGATGGAACTAGATGGTTTCCTGATGGTGAAGATATGGAGATCACTGTAGATGTAAATGGTCCCGATGGAAGACCAGATAATCCAGGTAATGTTCTATGGAATAAACCTGTACGAACTGATATGTCTGCAAACCAATCATTTAATGCTGGTTTATCTGCTACTCTATCCATACCACTTAACAAGAAACTACAACAGCAATGTCACGAAGCAGCACAAGCACAGAATGATTTGCAAGCACAAGCCCTTGCCAACAAGAGATTAGACTTTGAGATCGCAAGATTAAAAAATTGTGGTGAATTGAAAAAGGCGGGAATAATGTTCCATCCAAAGTCTCCATACTTCGCTGTGTGTGCTGACGTTGTAGTTACCACACCAGGTGGTCAATTACAACCACATAGTCATAACATACCTAGCCCTAAGTGGATTGATCCTTCTTCTTCTTCATCTTCTGATAATCAATCTCAGGTAATCCCTTCTTCTTCCGATAAAGATTTGTCTTCAGTTCCTTTTGAGAAGGATGGTAAACAGAACCCCCTAGTTTCTTTTTTCCAGAATCTATTGCCTTCTTCAAAATCGGTTTCACTACCCTCAGAATCAGGTCAGCTAGAGGTTTTGCAAATAGGGCAGATGCCGTAGCAACAGTTGCTATGACTGCGGTTGTAGATACTTGTCCTGCTGATGGGACGAATTGTTCGACTGCTGGTACAGGTTCCCATACCGTTTCACAGATCAATCCATCAGGTGTTAGTTTATATTCTTTAACTTGTTCATCTCCTTTCTGGTTCCTGTCACCAATACGTCTTGCATTTATTGGTGGACAAGGAACCTCTTCTTTTGACCCTGTAGGGGTCTCAGGTGCTTCAACCTCTGGAGACGGTGGAACTGGTTGTTCTACCTCTACACCCTCTTCTATCTCCTCTGGCTCACCATAGACAGTTTGCCACTCTAAACCACTCGATGAATAGTCGGGTGGTTCGTAGTATGGCATACCTCCATCACAAAGAACTACATTACCTTTTGGATCGTCATTTACTAATTGTTTATTTCTATTTCTTTCTTTAGCATTCTCTTTGTTTACCTTGACACAACCAGGCATTTCAATAACAGGAGTTCCAACTTGTATAGTAATAGGAACAGCAATAGGTATAGCGTGTGGTGTCTCTTGTATCCACAACCTATTGTCTACCTGTCTAATGTCTGGGATAGTTACTATCTGTCCGTTTATATTATAAGTTCCCCTGAGATTAATCTGGGGTATTTCAATGGGATCCACTTACTCCTCACGAAGTTTTTTATAAGGGTCTGCTGGTGCTGATCCTTTCTCAGCAGCATACAAAGCAAATGACTTTGTAGCAACTAACGATAATATATGTTTGATATTATTACTGTCATTCTCATCTAACTCTTGAGTTGCAATAGCACCAACAACTATACCTAACTCAACAAGTACTACAAGGAAGATTAACTTCAATGCCCACTTACCTGTAGTGAAAAATCTTTTTACTTGTTCTTTTAAAAATGTCATTGTTTCTTGGGTACATAAACTTTGTCCACCTGACCAGTTGATTTTGGAAAGGCTTCCACTAACTGTTTATATATTTCTTCTGCAACAACTTGACGTATCTTTTCTATCTGCCTTTCCTCACGTTTCTCAGGACCATTAGTCACATTATCGACGACAGCATTGCCACCGACAACTGCACCAGTACCCACTACAGCGATAGCGGTACCAGTGCTAGTGATCTTTTGAAAGTCCACTTAGAAACCTAATGGTATTGGTGACATAGGTGATGAAGGTTCATCTGGTGATGCAACAGGATTAGATGGTGATGGTAAAGATAATCCTCCACCCACTATACTTTCAAGTGCTCCTCCACCAATGTCAGGCATAACTGATTCCATTATTTTGCCTTTGACGTTTTCGATAATTGCATCCTTGCGTATGAATACGTAACCAAAAGCACCAACAACGGTGAGAGATACAATACCACTTGCAATAGCGATTCCATTTACAATTTTCTGCATAGTAATAAATTCATTAACAATTTTTATTTAGGTCTTCTGCCATATTGCCACCTATCTCAGCACCCTGATTACCGCCAAACATTGCCACCCAACCAGCAGCAACCCAACCAACAAAGGGGATACCAGACAGAGCAGGAGCAGCAGACGCACCAACGCTTGTACCAACAAGACGACCTGTACCTTCTGCACTTCCGATTGCTTTAATACAGGCTTCGCTTTTTCGAGCAGCACTTATTTCTTGTGCTTGACTTGGAGTTAAACCAGGTGGTGAGTCTATCCAAGACCTATGATTTGATACAGGTCCTCCTTGGTTTGTCTGACCATCCATAAAGTATTCTTCTGCAACCTTAGTTGTCTCTGTAGCAAGTCCTAAGAATCCACCCTTAGTCTTAATATCCTTAGTGACATATGCAGTCTTAGGATCGTTTGCAGTATAACTGATCTTATATCCATCTTTGTTTGCAGAAATAACATAAGATGTATAAGGTCCTACAGGTATATTAGGAGTTGGTACTTGACTTTTTTTACTCATCATACCAATCATACCTATATGTGATAAACCAAATAGTGCTCCTGCTGTGATAGCAAAGTACTTCACGAGATTTACCTTTTTCTTTTTTGGTTTGGGTTCTGCCCCAAACATTGCTTCATCCTGATCCATAACTAAGAAGTAATTTTAACTGCTGGAACCTCTAACTTAATTGTTTGTGTTGGTGCTGCTTGTGATGCTTTCTCTATAAGCATCTCCATATCTTTCTTAGATATGTTTGCTCCACCACTACTATCACCATTCTTCTTCTTACCTCCCGCTTGAATGCCGAAAGTAGCTGTGACTCCTGTGAAGACCGAAGCTATAAAAGTTGGATCAATTTTATCTTGTTCCCAACCTGGTATAGTAACATAATTTAATGTTAGTATCCCACCAGACCAGACCAAAATACCTAGTCGTACAAATGTACTAAGGATAGCAAGTTGTTCCTCTTTGTCCTCAGTAAACTCTTTTAGTTTACCCATAGGACCTTTCGGTTTATCTACTTTAGTATCTGCCATAATGTGTGTTTATGCTAACTTATATAGGCTTTATTACCCCTCTACAACTTTCTTCTTTCCAATATTATACTTAGACTCAAGCACCCATTCCTTCTTATCCTTGTAGGAGATTACTTTTATCTGGTTTAATGGTGCAAGAATACCTAGATCGTTTTCTATAACTATGTTAACAAGACCCCAATCTGATAATAACTTTGTGATTCTATTCCTTCTCTCTACGTCATTAGATGTAATGTTTGCGTGTTTACCATCTAATGCAAATAATTCTTTGAAGTGTACTATGTAATACTTACCTTTCTTATGTAAGATATGGCAAGACTGAAATAGTTTTCTCTCCTTACGTGATGCTACACCAATGCGTGTTAATGTTTCTCTGACCTTTAAGAAGTCATCTGGTTGACGTAGAGCAACCTCTACCATATTATCAACCGACCAAGAAACGGTTTCCCCACTCATAATTTTCCACCTATTTTAATTTAGATTTGATCAATTCAATTTGATCTTTTGTCAGAATTCGTAAGGCATCTTTGGCTTTATCATCATTGTAATGATAGTATTGCTTGACAATATCGAGGTCTTCGATCTTATCTTTGCGTTGCCACGGTGAGAACCTTTTCCTTTTTCTAAGAGTATTTAGATAAAAGGAATATTGTAAATCCTTATCTAATTGATGATGGAAGTTCATTTCATTTGCCATCAAAATGGCATCCATATGACTACTAAGACACCTGTTAATGATGAAGGGTGGATACTTCTTCATCCACTCAGGGTCACGTAGAGTCAAGTCTTCTTTTGTTTCGTTGATACTTTTTAGATAATCACCTAAAGGATATTGATCCTTAGCCATAGAGATGTACGTTGTAATGTTTGCGTGTTGGTTTGAATTTAATTTTCTTTAGTTTTGCTTGGATGTAAATCTTTAATAATTTTTCAGAAGTCATTTACTTTTCGTTGGGTGAAATCGATACCTTCCATATGGTCGTATTCGTGTAGAAATATTCTAGCACTAAATCCCTCGAATTTGGTTTTATGAAT